GCAGGAGACAAAGGAAGAGGATAAGGAAGGCGGAAGGTATATAACCATACCAAAGGGTTGGGTGAAAAAAATAGAATATTTGGAAAAAAGCTATGGACAAATACGAGATTAACGTGTGGAAGGACGCCGAGTTGCTCAGCAAGGAAGTCGTTGAGTTCGCGTCCAATAAGGAGTGCTACCAGTATGTACTGGAAAAGCATTACGCTCCAGGAAGCTGGACTGGATCACACCAGAACAAGAATGGTGTCACACTCAATAGGCCACCACCTGGGATCAGGATAACGTGGGCCAAGCAGCATGGAAGGCACTATAGGCCTAAAAAACTAACAGCCGAGGAAAAGAAATTGCAACGCGAGTTGTACGACTCAATCACCCCTGAGACAATTCAGGAGTTGGGTCCAAACGAAATGTATGCTAAAGTAAGGAAGGATTATTATGGACACCCAGACGCAAAAGGATGGAAAGAGCCCCGTTAAAGAAGGGTTGACACCCAAGCAAAAGAAGCTCTACGACATCATCAAGGATTTCATTGCAGCCAACAAACACTCCCCGTCTTATGAGGAGCTGAAGCAGCTCATTGGACTGCGATCCAAGAGCAATATTCACGCTTTAATACATCAATTGGTGAGGCGCCACTGGATAGGAAAACGGAATGGCGCAAATCGGTCACTTTTCATCTTGTAATGTGTCACCTATAGTGTATATTTTGCTAAAATGTTTTTTTTATTTTCAAAAAGACCGGGATATGGTGCCATGGTGCCACAATTCTTGATTAACCTATGTAAATCAATGGTTTATATGGTGGCACCACTGTGGCACTACTCTAAACGACGCAAGCAACTTTTGTTGATTATAATAAAACAAATGAGTAAAAACTCAACTATAGAGCGGGGAATTAGATGGTAGATGAAAGGCTGAGAGGTGCCACTACTGGTGCCACCATTGTGGCTAAAACAAGGCAGACAGGAGGAGCCCTAAAACACCCAATTAAGAGTGATGGACTCACCGATAAGCAACGAGTCTTTGTCAAGATCTACGCTGAGAATGAAGGGCGATTGACTCCAACGGAATGCGCAAGGCAAGCTGGGTATTCAGAGGCATCCGCTAATGTGACCTCATCAGTATTATTAAATGGAAAGAGATACCCAAAGGTTGTGGATGCTGTCATTAAAAGAAGGGCTGAATTGGAGAAAACACATGAAGTTAAATTGCAAAAGCATGTACAGGAGTTGGCTAGGCTTCGCGAGAAGTCACTGGTGGAAAAGTCTTTTAGTGCTGCTGTTAATGCTGAGCGCTTGCGAGGGCAGGCTGCGGGACTGTACATTGATAGGAAAGAAATCAGGACAGGAAGCATTGATTCTATGTCCCGTGAAGAAGTTTTAAAATCATTAAAGGAGTTAGGATTGGATGGAAAATTTAGGAAAGAAAATAATAAGACTATCCTATCGGTCGAAAAGGAATCCGATAGCGAAGGACCTAAGGACATCACCGAAGTATCGACCAAGAGTGGTGAGAGACAAGACGAAGTATGACCGTAAAGCCGGAAACCAGGCTTTGGAAGAGTTTCAAGAAGTTATTAAAGGATGGTGAGGGATACCTTGTTTCACGCCTTGAAAGCTATGTTACTCCAGGATTCCCTGATTGCCTAATATTTCACAATGTTACAGGATTCTTCACAATTGAACTGAAGATAGTTCAGCCTAATAATAAGGTAAAGTTTTCAGTCTTCCAAAGGGCGTGGAATACGATCTATTATATACATGGTGCACCAGTTTATATCCTGGTTGGCGGACTTGGGAAGGGCCACGTCAAATTGTTTCATGGGGCGAGCATCGAGGACCTGGGCCAAAAGACCATAGACCAAGTGCCCGGGTTATATGAAGGAAGGCTCGCGGACCTAGACCTTGTCAAGCTCTTAAACTCCCAAACTCCCTCTTAACTGTTAATAATCTGTGGATAAGTCCCAGGACCAGCGGGCGCCCGGCGCGCCTTTTCCCAAACTCCCAAAGTTTAGCCATTTGTTCTAGGATCTCGGATCCTGCAGCTGGATGCCCGGGGCAGCCCTTCCTGAATGGAAAATAATTTAAAAGAGCTGTTGCATTGTGGATAACAAAATGGTATAATACAATCTGCCTTAGTAAACAGACAGCCTAGGACTTGGAGTAATTCAAGGAGAGTAGCTTGAACATTGACAATGGCTTGGCTCTTGGTGTTTCTTTAGTCGTGAACGGGCAATAAACCTAAATAGAGTTGGAAACAACTCTATTTATAGAATTAGAAATGGAGTTACTATGGATCAAGATTTAATAAGAGTATTAGAAAAGATTTCTAATGCCTTAGAAGAAAACACTACTATATTAAATAGGATTGCAGATCATTATGATGGGGTTGTTCCCGTTATGACACGCAACGCAAACCGAGCTGAAGCATTGGCAAAAGAATCTGACCAAAGTTTCGGGCAACAAGTGAGGGATATATTTAGACCACAAGAAAATTAAACCATAGGTTTGGGGGGCTAGAGGGTTGGCACACTTGTAATAATTTCTTGAAAGCCCCTCAAACTCCCCAAACTCCCTTGTGAGTATCCTGTGGATAACCTGTGGATAAGTTCGCCCGGGCACGCAGCGGGCGCCGGGAAACTCCTGACGCGAATCTCCCAAACTCCCGGAAATCCGCCATTTATTTTGGAGCCCGGATCATCCTTCAGGTTACCGGGATCCTGGTTAGCGTTCCCAAACTCCCAAACTCCCGGAAGTCCGCCATTTTTTGCGTGGCCTTCAGGACTGAGCTGGGACGCACCGGGCGCGCCGGGAAACTCTTTGGTTGAGAGCTGTGAAGAATGGCAGAAATCTGCGATAAATATTTCGCCCGGGCTGTTGACAAACGCAGCAGCTGCCAGTATAACCAAGAGCTGCAGGTGACTGCATCTCCAGAAAAAGAAAGGAAATATGCCGTTATTTATAATGTTAATGCCCATCAAGATCCTGATCATCTGGATGTTCCTCCAGCACCTGTTAGGAGGCTGAAACTCCCAAACTCCTGGAAGCATGACAATTGGTTCATGGATGAATCTGGTCCATGTCCCGCTGGGCCCGGGCAAAGTTCACGGAAAAGTTATCCACAAGATTGTTGAAATGAAGGTCGACATTGGATTAGAAATATGATATAATTAACATCTTTTCATAAAAAGGACCTCAAGGGGCGAGAATTTTTCAAGTTTCAACCTCGCCCCTAAACTCCCAAACTCCTTCAAGCAACATCATTTTTGGTTTCATCCGTTAGGATGGATGATGTCCCGCAGCCCGGGCGTCTTCCTCCCTGACTGAAAAGTTATCCACAAGATTGTTGAATTAGCTATTGCTTTGAATTTGGATTCGTTGTATTATGTTATTAGAAATAGAGTGGATTATAGTTGACGATATTGTGAACTGCTAGCTTATCACTTTTTCACTCTGTTTCTCATTTTGAGGAACATTTAGGAAAATGACCTAGAGGGCGACGGCTAGTCCTATCTCCCCTCGCTAAGAGCAAAAGATTTCCTCGCAAGGAATAGAGAGGCATGGTAGTCATATCTGTAAGTCCTCTTGTTAAACTCTCAAACTCCCCAAACTCCAGACTTATCCACAAGTTATCCACAGGCCAGTCAGTTGCCGGGATCGCGCCTGTCTTCCCAAACTCCACAAGCTCCCGACTGAAAACAACAGGTGTTCCGTCATTTTCGTTCCACCGCCCGGGCAGCAGGTGAAAAGGTTTGAAGATAATCATTGATTTCTTGAATTAAATATGCTATAATGGTGGCTGAAGAAATAGAGAGCGTCATAATTATTGGTCGGCGAAAGCTGAACTGCCCTTACCTAGGATAAGGTAATAAATCGGGTCTATTTCTTCTTCATTAGATTTGCTTCCAAGGGGCGAGATTTCTCAACAACTTCACTCGCCCCAAACTCCCCAAACTCCAGACTTATCCACAAGTTATCCACAGCCCAGGTTTAAACGACCGGGGCGCGCAGCGTTCAAACTCCACAAACTCCAAGTGAAACTCCAATGATTACGCCATTTGTTTTGTTCCAGCCCGGGCAGCAGGTGAAGGGCGTCAGGAGATGCTGGAATTTAGGCATAAAAAAAGAGGGGATAAATCCCCTCTCTTTCCGAATAGGTGGAGTAAAAAAACCTATTCTATATAATAGTGGACTACTACTATTATTCCACTAACCCCAATCGTCTTACGAGGTAACCAATATCACTTTGCATATGAATTATTAAATCTTTCCCCCCATTGTTAGAGTTTTGAGATGCCCATTCAACTATTGAATTGCAAAGTACACCACAAATCAACTTCCAATCAGCAGAACTTGTAAGTGGCACTTTTACATCAGCAATCTTATCAAGGTTGCCGAGTTCCTTTTCTTCTTTTAAGTAGCTTATCATTTCCTCTAAAATGGGACTGATGTCAGTCCCATTAGAAGTAATTATCTTTGGTAGATTAGGCATTATTACTCCAATCTGTAATTACCATACCAAACATAAATCCATTCATTAACATAGCAAATTTATATACTATGGTATTAGAAAATTCCCAATTATAACCCAATATGGCTAATTGAAAAGTCAATAGCATTAAAGCTATTGACCAAATGAAAGTTATTACATTGAATTTCATATAGCAACTCCATTAATATGAGTAATTGTATTAGGGTTAACATTACCCCATCTACGTTTAGTTCCGTAGCCATTACCTATTTTATAAACTAGAACATAATCACTATGTTCATTAGGTTGACCATCAACCTTTTTATTTAATCCTAAAATACCTCTGTGAATGTAACCCTCTGTTCCGTCATTCTTTAACCAACGAACAGAGAATAAACCTTTAACAGATGATTTGAATTCTTGTTTTGTCATTTGTAGTCCTTTCTATTTCTAGTTATCTTTTATCATCAATTCATATTAAATACAATAGTTACTTTGTTGTATTATTGCAACAAATACAAAGTTATTAACATACTAGATGTTGTGTCAATATCTAATTGTGATTATCTGTGGATATCCTGTGGATAAGTCGCAAGTGCGACAATTTGTCGCAGCCCGGGATGTAGTAGTGCGAGATCCTAGACATACTACATGTAGTGGCGCAAGGCATACTAGATCTAGTAGTGTTGCAGAAATACAACACAAGTCGCCCGGGCGCTGCGCGCCTATAGCTCTCGCGACCCTATCGGAGCGCCAGCTCTGTATCCACGGCTCAAACTACGGGGGTAACCCCCCCCTTTTTCGATAAGCATGCTTTTCTTTTTTCTTCGGGCAAGTCCGACACTGACAATCTCTTGAAAAATCGTTTGAAATGGGATAAGGTACCCTACTCTAAAAAATTTTTAAAAAATGGAAAACATTTCTAATTTAGAAACCCTAGATACGAATACTCTGAAGTTGATACTCCGAAAAGCTCTTGTTGAGAAGCAAGAAAAAGGGCAAAAGGACTTTTTGCAGTTTGTCAAGATGGTTTGGCCCGATTTCGTGCAAGGATACCACCATAAAATCTATGCTGAGAAGCTAAATCGCGTTGCGAACGGCGAATTGAAGCGTTTAATCGTAAATATGCCTCCAAGACACACAAAATCGGAATTTGCGTCGCATTTATTCCCTGCATTCTTCATGGGCCGTCATCCAAAGGCAAAATTGATCCAAACAACGCATACAGGCGAATTATCCATCCGTTTTGGTCGAAAAACAAAGAATTTACTGGAATCCGACGAATATGCCAAAGTATTTCCTAATGTTACGCTTGCAACCGATTCTAAGGCCGCAGGACGCTGGGAATCCAACCATGGAGGCGAATATTTCGCTGCCGGCGTTGGTGGCGCGATTACAGGACGTGGTGCTGACTTATTGATCATTGATGACCCCCATTCAGAGCAAGATGCCCTTTCTCCAAGTGTTTTGGAAGGACATTACGAGTGGTATACTTCTGGCCCAAGGCAGCGTCTCCAACCGGGTGGCGCGATTGTATTGGTCATGACACGTTGGTCAGTTAAGGATCTCACCGGAAAGCTGCTCGAGGCCCAAGGAAAAGATGAATTGACGGACCAATGGGAGATTGTTGAATTTCCTGCCGTCATAAACGACAAACCCATGTGGGGAAATTTCTGGGACATGCCAGGGCTGATGAAGGTCAAGGCATCCATTCCAGTCTCCAAGTGGAACGCGCAGTGGATGCAGGCACCAACCTCCGAGGAGGGTGCGCTCATAAAGCGTGAGTGGTGGAAGAAGTGGGAAAAGGAAAAGATCCCTGATTTGCAGTATATTATCCAGTCGTATGACACGGCGTTCTCCAAGAAGGAGACGGCCGATTTCTCGGCGATTACGACGTGGGGAGTGTTCACTCCGGATGACGATACGAAGCCGTGCGTTATATTATTGGACGCAAAGCGTGGGCGATGGAATTTCCCGGAATTGAAAGAGATGGCGAAGAAGGAGTATAAGTACTGGGAACCGGAGCTGATTCTCATTGAGGCGAAGGCGAGTGGACTGCCGCTGACGCATGAATTGCAGAAGGCCGGCATCCCCGTAATTAACTTTACACCGAGCAAAGGAAATGATAAACATTCAAGGGTAAATAGCGTAGCACCGCTATTTGAGTCAGGCGCAGTCTATGCGCCAGTCGATAGACGTTGGGCAGAAGAAGTCATCGAAGAG